TATTAACTTTATTATAATAACTACTTTCTTTTTGTTTTGATAAAAATTCACTATATTTTTCAGGATTGTTAGAAATTTTATCTTTTAATGATTTATTTATTTTTTTACTTATTATTGTATTAATAGGTTTTGTTATTAAAATAGAAGCTATTGTTTTAGCAATCCAATAAATACTCATACCAATTGGTAAATTATAACTTGCACAGCCCAAAACAATCATTATATATACTGTTAGACCATAATTTACCTTGCTTACTTTGCCACCATTTTTTTTAGCTTCAATCGAATCAATAACCGTAGATAATCCTTGTGATGCAACTACTAATATTGTATAGATATAAGCGCCTTTAGCTGCAACAGTTGAAGATAGTAATTTTGTATCAGTTGGTGATAATTTTAAATAATTACCTACATTTGCAACCACGAAATAAACACCTGCAAAAACAGCTAATGATAATATAAATTCAAATACGCCTAATCCTGAATTTACACATTTAAATATTTTTGATTTACTATCTGTTGTCAACTTATAAGATATAACTTTTCTTATGTTTGTAATTAAACAATTAAATAATTGAACCAACAAAGCAATTATAATAAGGGTAAGAATTATATTATTTTTACCTGTTAAGTTATATATTTGTTCCATTAATATTTTAGCCACATTAGCTGTAAATATTTTTATTGTATTATACATAAAGATAATCCTTTCCATTTTATTTTTTTTCTATATATAATATGGTTAATTTTTAAAAGAGTGGATATGAAAAAATCGGAACTGGGTTCCGATTTTATGTACTATTGTTTATTTTTTAATACCTCTTGAGGGAGTCGAACCCCCATGGCAGCATCCGTAGTGCTGTGCTTTTTCCATTAAGCCAAAGAGGCATGAATTTAATATTCCCGGCAGGACTCGAACCTGCAATCTATGGATTAGAAGTCCATTGCCTTATTCCATTGGGCTACGGGAATTTATTAGCACCCCAGTTTGGAATCGAACCAAAGTACTACGGTTTTGGAGACCGAGCGATTTCCAATTATCTTTACTGAGATTTAAAATCACCTCAAAACCAAAGACTGCATTTTAACCTCTTGGTTTGTGTTTGACTTTGGAGCCCGATGATTATTTGGTTTTCAATTATGCTTGTCTATTCCAAGCTGCCAGGCCGGGCACCAGCCACTCAAAAATGAAGATTTGGTGCAAGCACCACCTCAACCAAAAATCTATAATGATTTTTGTTCTATATCGTTCCTTATTAACGCACAGGATTACGGTATGTTTTTTATAAAGTTAATACTGTTGGCTCAACCTACAAACCAACGCGAAGACATCCGCTTGCATTTGGTATCACTCACACAAGCTTCATCAGCCAAGATTTTTTAATTCAGAAGAAAGCATAGGTTTAATTTTAAATCATATAAATTATTATATTTTCTATTTTTTGCCTATACTATGGTATGTTATCATATCGTATGATAGAATAAATGGAGCTTCTGGGAATCGAGCCCAGCTGTTTGCCTGTGTGCAGGACAGGCGACCACTCCTTGCAGTCCCAAACCCCAGATATAAATACCGGATGCAAGACTGCAACTTCCAATTTGTAAGAATGGCACTCTACCAGTTGAGCTAATCCGGTATATTTTGTTAAATCCCCCCACTAAGAATCGAACTTAGCTGGCTCAAAGAGCGACAGATTTACAGTCTGCCCCATATCCATAATGGTCTATGAAGGGGTAAATGCGTCTGATGGGAGTCGAACCCACATGCTGTTTCCAGCGCTCGATTAAAAGTCGAGTGCCATACCATTAGGCGACAGACGCAGATATTAATAATTTGCTTTGTTTTCGATATTTCTTTGGTTTTCGTTTCATTATTTTTACTCCTTTTCTTATTTTTTAGCGATTCCATGGGGAATTGAACCCCAATCTTCCGGGAGACAGCCGGATATAATAACCCTTATACTATGGAACCATGATCAGAGTAGAAGGATTCGAACCTTCGGTCTCCCGGTCCCAGGCCGGGCGCTTTACCAAACTAAGCTACACTCTGTTTTAAGCATATGGACAGATTCGAACTGTCGAATTATGGTTTTGCAGACCGCGCCCTTAAGCCTCTTGGGTACATATGCGTATTTAACCTATGTATTAATTATATCATAAGCAAAATTAAGTCTTAATTTTGACGCAAAATGTTTATCTACTTTAAAATTGAATAAAACATTTTTAAGCCCGTAATGGGAATCGAACCCATCCCCTCTGCTTGGAAGGCAGATGTACTAGCCGATATACTACACGGACTAAGTTTAATACTCGGTGACGGACTCAAACCGACACTCATAGGATGAAAACCTATTGTCTTACCTTTTGACTAACCGAGCATATTAAACGGAGAGTTAAGGACTTGAACCCTAAGTAGAATTTCTTTTATCACTGGTTTTCAAGACCAGCCTCTTACCAATTAGGGTAACTCTCCAAAACTCTCATGGCAGGGATTGAACCTGCGACATCCTGATTAACAGTCAGGTGTTCTACCACTGAACTACATGAGAATGAGAAGCTCCGAGTGGGATTCGAACCCACAACCCACTGCTTACAAGGCAGTAGCCCTACCAATTGGGCAACCGAAGCATATATTATTAATAAAAAAATCGCCTAGGGTTTAGCCTAGACGATTGATATATAAAACATAACAGGTATAGAACCTAATTATGGTCTACGCAATCGCCTATATTTATCAGTTTTATCATAAGGGCGCACTGATTCAAGCCCTGTCCAGCATTCAGGGGCTTCTGTACAATTATTATAATTTCTTTTTACATTAACTGTTTTCATAATCCTTGCGTCCTTTCTTTTTGTTTTTTTTCTTTCTATATTTAATATGTAGATTTTTACGATTTATGAATCGTAAAAATCTTGTTTGCGTTTAGCAGTAGAATTTAAACAGTTGTGACTGCTTAAATTCTTGTTTAGCCGAAGGCTAGTAGATTTTTTACATAAGGCCCTTTATTTTTTTTAGGGCCTTACAATGACTTAACGTGGTCCGCATTGTTAAGAGGCGTGTTAAGTTCTGTTTTAGCGGAACCAACAGGATTCGAACCTGTACACCTATGTACTAGGTGGAAAGATTAGCAATCTTCTGCGATACCATTACGCCATGATTCCGGAAAGATTCCTTATGTTTCATAAGGAAATATGAGATTTTTTTAAATAACTTTACTAAAGCTATAGTGGATTGTCCAGGTATCGAACCTAGCCGCGCCGGGCTTCAACCGGTTGCTCTGCCACATATGAGCTAACAATCCATACATACGAGTACAGGACAACTCATCTGACCTCACAGGTTTTGTTCCTGTTTTTGTCCTGATTTTGGATTTTTAATAATTAACGATATCCGTAGTATACCGTCATATATCTTTTTACCTGCTCGCGTGGAGCTTTATATTATTATGAGATATTTTTAACAAATAAATATCTCTACTACTTATAATATGATATAAACTTTACCTTATCGTTTATCTCATTCATATCTATGTTTAAATTATACCATCTACTTTCTTTTCATCACATTTTGGCGTAAAGTTCTTAATTTATGACAAAATGGATTAATTAGAAAATGCGCAATAATGTTTAACGGCAAAATTGATGCTATAAAAATCGGAACCGAGTTCCGATTTTTACGATGTCGATTTTTAACTTATGTTTTTTGAAATATTTTTCTTTGTTTTCCACATTTTTAATATGTATAAATATTTTTTATGGAGGAAGTAACTATGGAGAAAAAGAAAACAGGAACAATAATTGCTAAACAGATGATTATGGAGTACATTGAATACCCAACAGGAATGCATCCTACTAGAGCTGAATTATGTAATACATATGGAATTAAATTGAGTTCTTTTGAAAAAATAATTCAGGCAGTTAAGGAAGCCGATGAAAAGCTTTATAAAGAATACCGAAAAGTAGCAAAATACAGAAAAGGTATTTATTATCGTCGCAAGATGGAGACTATGGGACTTGGATTACCTGAAAAAGAATCTAACAGAACTGTTGAAATTAACATTTTAACAGAAGCCCAGAAGAAATCTAAATTATTACAGATGGATGTAATAGTTAATGGCGAAAAGGTATCAATGGAAAATAAGAAAAAAGCAATTAAATTTCTAGCAGTTAACAAGAAACCATTTGAGGCGATTGATTTTATCGAAGCATTAAATACTGTTGCGAATGGTTAAGAAAAAAGAGAGGTTTTCCTCTCCTTTTTTTTATGCCTCGATTCCTATAAGAATTTCTTCTTCTTCAACGCCTGTAGTAACAAAAGCGATTTTTGCAACTTTTACTACTTCATTTTTATTTAAGATTGAAGTTACATCTTCCTTTTCTAATGAATTTTCATAATCAATTGAAGTGTTATCACTTAAATTTAAGAATGAAATTCTTTTTGCATCTTTTGCATTTTTTGAAATGAAATTTTCAATGTCCTTTGCGATGTTTTCCTGATTCTGGAACATCCACATTACTCCGTTATCTTCTTCGTTGATTGTTTCAATGAACTTTGCCATAATTAGCACCTCCTATATATTTCATATCTTTTATATTTATTATACCATATGATTTTTACTTATTAAATTTTGGCGCAAAAAAAATATAAGGAGCTGCAATGCAACTCCTTATTATATGAAAAGTACAGAATTGAGACAGGTCCCGCTTCTGCTGAAAATCTAAAAGATTTTCGTTTGTTCTCTTATTTAATATTAAAAAGATATTTAATCTTTTCTTCTACATCTTCCCAAGAAAATAAATCTTCATCTAATGAAAAGCTAAAAATATATGCATCATTATTTTTATAATGGTGAAACTCGCCGTAGTATCCATCAGCTCCAGTATTAATTACATCATAATTATCATCAATTGTAATCTCAAATTGAGCTGTATCGCAACCTAAATGCTTATTTTCTTTGCATAAATCAGGATACCACTGTTTATATTTATGAGCCTCAAATATTTTCTTGGCCAGTTCAGTTTTTTTATAGGTAGCAAAAAGAATTTCTAAGGTCTTATATTTAAAACCTTCATACTCATCTTCATTTTCTCTAAGTACCACTTTTGCTTCTCTATTACTGAATGGAATTTTAGCTAAATCGCATACAAGTTCTTTTTCACAACCTTCATCTGCACCGGCCTCAATAGCCTCGAAATAAAATGGATCTCCTATTTTAACTTTTCTAAATGGTTTAATATTATGTTCCTGTTCTCTTAATACCATATTTAAGTTCCTCCTCAATTATATTTTTTTTCATTACTAATATGTAGATTGTAGCTTTTATATATTAATAAGAAGAAGCTCAATAAAATCGGAACTGAGTTCCGATTTTTAAGCACATTAATTATTTATTAACTCATCATCCATATCTAACATATTTTCTCTTGCATATACACGATGGGATACTCTTTCTTTTTCTACTTGTTCGGATAACATTTCTTTTACTTTTTCCGAATCTTTTATATTTTTTAACTCGAAATTACCTAATGTTTTATCAGACGATGTACAATGTATCGTTCCTAATCCAAATATTTTCTGAATTAAATTTCTTGTTAGCGAAACATCAGTGATACGATATAGCCTTACTTCATCATATTTTGTAGAAAATAAGCCTTTTGTAATGAATAATCTTGATTCTTTTAGCTCATAGTGTGTAAATGATAATGCTAATCCAAATAATGTACTTCTTTTTTTATCTTTCCATAAGCTTTTTTCTATATTTTCCATTTGTATTTTTAAAAACCTCACTTTTTATTATTTAACTTTAATATGAGTTTTTTATTTTTTTCAATAAAAAAATAAGAGCCTTGCTTTTTTATAACAAGAGCCCTTATTTATAATTAACTGTTCATTATTTTTTATCGGTGCTGCCCATTCCGCCAGTTCTGATGCCATCTGCTTCATCATCTTTGGTTATCCCATATGGAAGAAATACACCCTGGCAAAAAGCATCACCTCGTTTAAGTGATAAACATTTATTGGCATTTTCGGTTTGTTCTCCCATAATTCCATCCATTACGATTTTAACCTGGATATGTCCTTCATTTTCAGCATAAAAATAATCCTGATCAATTATTCCTACTGTATTAGCTAAATGCAATCCAAATTTAAAACCATGTCCGCTGCGTGGATAGACATTCAATACCCAACCTTCTTCAATTTCGCATCTAACACCTGTTGGTATTGTAACAATATAACCATTGTGCATAATTAAATCATCCGGAATATGAAAATCATATCCTGCAGAGCCAGACGTTGCTCTTGTTGGTAATTCAATAGAATCATAAATTTCTCTTAGTTTTTCGTCCGGAGTTTCTTCTATAATTCCTTTTTCTTCGTTAAAACGATGATTAATTTCTGATTTTCTCCAATCTTTTTTAAACTGTTCAAATGAAACCTTACTAAACTTTGCTATTTTTTGCATATTTTATACCTTCCTTATATATATTATATGAATACTTATATATAATTATACGCCATATTTTAATATAAAACGTTTTTGGCGCAACATATCGTATGTTATCATACAATAATTTAGCTATTTTTAAGTATTCTTTTTATAATATGTATGTTTATAAGGGTACTATTTTAGGTTTTTTCCCATTTAATAATAAATCATCTAAACCTTTGCCGTCTAAAATGTTCCACATGAAACATTTTGTCGAAAATCCGTTTTCTTTACACTTTTCTACCAGTTTATCAAATGCTTTTTTTACGTATCTATTTGTCATTATATCCGCATCATATGCAATTAATACAGTTTTAGTTCCTTTTTCCTTCAGTATTTCACATAAATTTTTATCATCATCTTCAAAAATTTTTGAATAACTACTAACCCCTGGAAGTGCAAGCACGGGCATTTTAATTAAAGAGTTAATTGCTTTTGCTTTTTTGTAACCTTCCGTTATTATTATATTATCCCATTTATCATCATCCTCATAATATACTCCGACTTGTGAAGTAGCCTTAGCTCCTTCAAGCTTAGTATTAACCATGGGATTTTCCTTGGTATCTTCAAAGGAAGAAAAACTAAGATATTTATTAACTTTTTTACCTTCTTCTTTAATTTTTTTAAGTTGATAATAATTCCAATCAGGTCGTATCATTATTCTTATGATATTTTTATTTATATCTCTTACGGGAATTAACATTCCTGGTTGTAATTTGTAAGTCCATTTTCCGTTCTCAATATAAAATCCTGGTACATTATTTAATTTAAAATTAGCTGCTAAATGTTTAACAATTTTTTCTCTTTCTTTTTTATGGTCTTCAGATGAATAAAATCCACAATTTTCAATCATCTTTTCAGTCCAGCCTTCGTCTTTTAATTTGTTTTTATGTTTATCTTTTAATGGATTAAATTTTAAAAATTCTGTATATACATCATTAAGTCTTTTTATATCTGCAACATCATAAATATTTTCTTTTTTTATGATATTTTCCTTTTTTTCAAAATGCTCCAGATTTGGCTTTTTATTTTTTATTTCATTAACTCTTAAGGAATACTCTAATCTTGCGTTTTTAAGCTGGTTTTCTTCCTCGTATACGTAAACGCCGTTCTTTATTCTAACTAAAATATAAGTATTTCCATCACATCCATTGATTTTTTCATTAATTTTTATATTTTGATCACGATGACAACCAATAAGTATACCGTTTTGAGATTTTACCCATCCGCAATAATCAGGTTTACCACATATTGGGCAGGGATTATGCTTATTAAAATTCATTTTAAAAACCTCCTAAATGAATTTTACTATATTAAACATAATCTTTCAATAAACATACTGTATGTTATCTTATGGTATTAAATCATATAATATTTTATTTAATATGTTTGTTATTTCTCAATTTAAAACATACAATATGAAAACATATGATAAATTGTCATATTGTATGTTTACGTACAGTATTTTTTTATTATCTTTATAATACGGTTAGAGAATGTACCTATAAAAAGTATAGTTAGTTTTACATAATGCAAATATGTTATACTATCGTATGACGAGATACATCCATGCGGTATGTTATTATAACATAAACTATACTGACTTATTTGTAGAATCGTACTGTGTGTATTATTTATTAAAATATTTACTAATATGTTATTCACCTATCAAATTATATGACAACATACGGTATGGAGAGTGTTTTTATATATTACCGATCACTGTTTTAGAATAATTTTAAATTGTTTTTTGCATACCGTATGTTACGTGACTGTATGATTTCATATTATATGTTTTTTTTCAACAAACCATTATAATACAGATAAGAACATAATGTATGTTAACATACATTATGCAGTACGCTTATAATACCGTATGCTGTAATACCATATGATGTTATATTGTATTTCATAAAGAAATAACAACTTTTATAAAATATGATTGTGTGAATCATACTATATGTTAACGTACAATATTTCAGTATTTTAGCATACAGTATTACAATGTTTAAACATACGGTATGTAATAATTAGCTATGAGCCTGGCATATATTACAGAACTGGGTTTAACATAAGTATCCATTATGTATTAATACTTCCAAATTTGCAGAAGCTTAATTGGTTATAAAGAGTACTAGGATTCAGAGCATTTACAAAAACGTAGTATATCTTATGATATGTTTTCATATCATAAGATTACGATTAATCTTTTATAAAAGAACTCCTGTTTTATAAAAGATTAATATTAAAACATACAATATGAAAACGTATAATATTTCATCATACAGTTTTTTCGAATAATGTATAAAAATCACACGATATGAAATCATATAGTATTGTGTCGTACAGTATCTTATCATATGGCGAGTTGCCATATTTTAATATTTATTGAAGTACAACATACAGTATTTCATAATATTATATGAAACCATACTGTATTGTGAAAAAATTATTTAGCAAACATATCGTATGTTATCATATAATATTTTATTTACATAATCATACGATATGTTTAAATACGATAGTTTGACATATAGACATACTATATGTTATTATTGTGTCATATAAAAATACAGTAACATAATATGATAACATACGATATTTTATCATACAAACATACTTATATATAAAACGAAAGGAGAGCTAAAATGAAAACAATATGTGTTTTAAATAACAAAGGAGGCGTTGGGAAATCAGCCACAGTTTTTGAAACAGCATCTGCATTAAAAATGATGGGCTATAAAGTTTTATGTGTTGATTTAGATGAGCAAAGTTCCATATCAATGCAGACAATGACAAAAGCTCAATTAGATGAATTAAATGAGAATTCAGTTACAGATGTTGTAACAAGAAGATGCAAAATAAAGGATGCAATAATAGAAACTGATCACTTTGATTTATTAAAAGGTGATAATAGAACAAGGGTATTAGATAAAATGCTTCCAGATGCTGATGACATGTTAAACTTAAAAGATGCACTAGATTCTGTTTCTGATCAATATGACTTTTGTTTAATTGATGAACCGGCTCATTTAGGTGTTTGTGCATATTTAGGAGTTATAGCTACAGCCGATGGTGGAGGATTATTAATTCCAACAGAACCAGACGTTACAACAATACAGGGAAGTATTAATGTTTATGACTTTGTAAATAAAATAAGAAGGATGTTTCCAAGTATAAAAATCATAGGAATTTTAAAAATTGGTTTTAAGTCTTGGAATTTTCATAAGATAGCAAATCAAGCACTAAATAAAATTTCAGAAGAAATTGAATGTCCTGTATTTAAGTCACAAATACGTCATTGTGTAACTTTAAGAGAAGCGAAGGGACAACATACAAGCGTTATAAGTTATAGTCCTAAATGTAATGCAGCAAAAGATTATTTAGCGTTTGCTAAAGAGTTAATAGAAAGACTATAATAAAGGAGGTTTTAACACAAATGGCAAAAAAAAATAATATGGAAATAGATAATTTTTTTGATATAAGCTCATTTAATTCATCAAAAAAAGACAGTAATGAAAATACAATAGAAAATGAACCTAAAAACGAAGTAAAAGAAAAAAAAGAAATCAAGAAAAATGAAGCAAAAGATAAGGATAATGAAGTTGTAAAAACTGATTTAATTGAATATTTTAGAAAAAATGCCGATATTGGAAATACACATAGAACAAGTGTTAACATTTCTCCAATGCAACATGAAATACTTATGGCTACAGCTATAGTTCTTGGAATTTCATCTGAGGGAGCGTCAGGAATAATAAGAAACAGCCTGCGTGAGTATATGGAAAAAACATTATCTGATGAAGATGTTAAAAATAAAGTAATTCAGTTTTTACAATTAAAAGGAATAATGTAAAAAGGGAGCGGAAAGCTCCTTTTTTTATGTGCTACTAAAAAGAACATAAAGCTACCAGTTAAAACATAAGATGTTTAAATACTGTTTCGAGTGGTAGCATAAGCATAAAAGAAATACAAAATAATACAAAAAAGAACAAAAAGTATGTTCTAAATGGTAGCTTTAACGGGTAAAAAGTACGATAAGTTAACCAAAGAGTAGCACAAAAATTCTTAAAATCTATTAAAACAATTATTTAAGAGCTACCACTAGAAACATATTGATACAAGTTGGTACAAAAAGCCGATATATAAAAGGTTTTAAGCTACAACAAGAAACAAAAAAGTGTTTTAACTAGTAGCTTTTTGAACAAAAGAGATACCAATTAGAACAAAAAAAACGAAAAATTGTTCCAACTAGTAGCATTTATATAAAATTATGTACATAACGTTTTAATTGGAAGCTCAATGTTCTTAGCGGTAGCTCTTATGAATATAATTAAAAGGTTACAGAAATGTCTTTCAACATGTTTAAATTATATAATATAGTAGTAGTATACAATTATTTCTACTTTCCCCTAATGAATAAAACATATTATATATTATTATTAATATAGTTACTGTTAGATGTCGAAAATACCCGATAAATAGGGGCTTTGTGATGTTTTAAAGCTACTAAATAGAGTAACTTCGGCTACATATTAAAACTTTAGAGCTACATAAAAAAGAAATTTGAGATTCTTAATAAAACAAAAAAGGCTACTTATAAAAACATTTATATGTTCTTTGTAGTAGCAATTTATGATATTTAAAGAATATTATGTACATTAATACATTAGAATATTTAGGAATCTGGGAATATAAAGCTAAGTTTAAAAGAAATTATGGTTTTTTAATAGATCTGAAAAGAGAGATAGCAAATTATGTTTTAAAAGGTAGCTTTGAAATAATCTATAAAAAAAATAGAATAATGTATTAACATGAATAATTTTGCAAAATGAAGATTATTCTATGAAATTTTGTTTGTTAATTTTATAGTAAAAACAATAATGCAAAAGATAACTGGAAGAGGTAATTATTTTTTTATAAGTGCTACCACACGAAACAAATTTATGTTTTTAGTAGTTGCTTTTATAGACAATATATGTTATTATAATCAAAGATTAACAAAGATTGGACAAATAATAACAAAAAAAATAAAACAAGATGACCGTCCATAGGGCGGTATATATTTTACACATGAGAGCTACCACATAAAACAAGTATATGTTTCAAATGGTAGCAGGAGGAAATTTATGAACATACCGGAAACATATGAAATCATGGATATGAAGGTTAATAAAACGCAGGATTTAATAACGTCGGCGTTTTCAATGCCAGCACGATGTCAAAAGATATTGACAGCTGCAATAGCAAAGTTAAATCCATTTGAACCTGTTCCACCAACAGGAGCAACAGCATATTTAACTGTAAGTGATATAAAAAAAGTATTAGGTATAAAAAGTAATACAATATATTCACAAATGGATGAAATAAGTAAAAAGATAGGTGATAAAAACACTTTTTACTTTAATGATTCAAAGAGTGGTATAACAGGTTTTGCCGTTCTGGTAGATTCGTGTGTGTATAAAGAAGGAGAAGGACTGGTAATAAATTTTGGTAAAGCAGCAACACCCGTTTTATTTGAAATTCAGAAAAATGAAAGAGGATTCACTACATATGCGATAGCAAATATAGTGGGGATGAAATCAAGCTATTCAATTAGATTTTATGAATTATTTAAAGCTCATGCTTTTAAAATAAATAAAGATAATCCATATGTTGAATTAACATACAATATTAATCAGTTAAAGATATTATTAGGTGTATATGATATGAATACGTCTGATGCGGCTAAAGCTAAAAGAATGATGGAAGAAGGAGAAGAGGACTACGACAAAATAGCAGCTGCTATAAAAGGAGAATTACCATATCAAAAATTTAGTAATTTTAAGGCAAAAGTATTAGATAAATCTCAAGAAGAATTGGAAAAATTTTCAGATATGAGATTTGATTATGAAATAATTAGACGTTCTAGAAAGCCTATTGCAATAAAATTTAAAGCATATAAGAATTTACCTACTGAGGAAATGATTTCAATTAATAAAGAAAGATTAGAAAGTGCTTTAAAAGCAAATCCAACGGCATTGGAACGAGAAGATGCTATTTTAGAATACATTATGGATACTGTTAGAGAGGAACGTTTACGAATCTCGGAGGCTAGATTAATAGCCGAATATGCAGGTTATGACATATCTATAATTGATAGAGCTTATGCATTGGCAAAACAAAGTAATACAAAAATTGAGCATATGGGACGTTGGTTAATTGCGTGTATTAAGAAAAATTGGCCAGGAATGGGGACTAGTGCATCTGATAAGATGAATGACAATGAAATAAATTTAGATGATTATATGAGATAAAAAATAAAAGAAATAAAGCATCATACAAAAATAGTGTAATGACTTTATTTCTTTTTTAAATTTTTTTACTTATGCTTATTATGTATATGATTTTAACTATTCGCAAAAGACAACTTTAACGAATTTATATACAATAAGAGAATATATGTAACCAATATGAGATATTATTCGGAATATTCAGATTTTAACTCATTATAATTTCTTAATATATACATATGTTCCTCTAAACTAATATTTAGCATTTCAGGAATTGCAATTTCCATCATTGTTAAATCGCTTTCTTCCTGCAATTTTAAAAATCTTTTAAAAGCATCTTTACTTGGTTTTATTTCTTTCATCATATATTTTAAAATCCTTTCCTTTGTTTTATTTTTGTTTTCTAATGATAATATGTATGAATTTTAAGAAAGAGAAAAGAAAAAATGACATAAAAAAATCGGAACTCAGTTCCGATTTTTCCTTTAATTTGCTTTAAAATTATAAATAGGCTTAATAACATCTACGATTTCTACAGTATCTTTAATGTTTCTAATGATTTCATCCATTGGTTTGTAAGCCATTGGAGATTCATCCAATGTAGATTCCTTTACACAAGTTGAGAAAATGCCTTCCATTGATTCTTTAAAATCTTCCATTTTAACATTTTCCTTAGCTTGTCCACGGGACATTATTCTTCCGGCACCATGAGGCGCTGAATAATTCCAATCAGGATTACTTTTACCAACGCAAATTAATGAACCATCACGCATATTCATTGGGATAATTAATGGTTCGAGAAAATTAGCTGCAACAGCGCCTTTCCGAAGAATCATATTATCAGTGTCAATATAATTGTGTGTTGTATGAATAGCTTCTTTTATATGAAAATCCATATTATTAACAATCGTTTCAGCAATAACTTTATGATTAATCCTTGCGTGTTCCTGTGTTAATTTCATATCGTGGATATAGTTATTGAAATCATTTCCCTCAACATAAGCCAAATCTTTAATAATTTTAGGTTTATTTTTATATAAATCCTTAATAGCAGATTCTATTTCTCTAGTTCTACCTTCCGATTTATATTTAGCCACAAGTTGTTTGATCTCATCTTTTACATTATCATTTTGCAATTTTTTATAAGCTAAATTTTGATAATAATTAGCAACCTCTAAGCCTAGATGTCGAGAACCTGTATGAACTACTAACCATAAGTAGCCATTTTTATCGCGGTCCACTTCAAGAAAATGATTTCCGCTGCCTAACGTTCCTAATGATTTAAACGCTTTATCCACATCTACAGGTGCTAATATTTTATCTGCATTTGATTTTGCGATAGCACGCTCATGAATATTAAAGCCGGATGGCACGTAAGTTCTGATTACGTTATCTAATTTTTCTAAATCGATATCTTTTTCCTTTAATCGATAGGCTGATACTGAACAACCAATATCGCCACCAACTAAATTAGGGCAAACCTTATCTTTAATGGTCATTGTTGTTCCAATTACGCAACCAGCTCCGGCATGTGTATCTGGCATGATACGGATTTGAGAGCCTTTAACAAACTCCTGACTTAATAAATTAATTAATTGGGAGCCTGTTTCGGAATCAAAAGTGTCTGTAAAAACTTTCGCATTATTATATTTACCTCTTAATTCTATCATTGTATTTTAGTCCTCCTTTTACTTTAATTCTTATTTAATATGAGAATGTTGGGAGAATATTAATTTACGTATTGACTTAATTCCGTTTCAAAGCAAGGAATTGGTTCTCTTTTAAATCTATATTTTTCTACTCTTTCATCAATTTTCTTCTTCATAACCTCATCATCAATTTCACCGGTTCTAATATATTTATCCATTACGGCATATGAAATACCCATAGCTTTTTCATCTGTTGTTCCACATAAGCCATCTGACGGAACCTTTTCAATTAAGCCACTAGGAATACCCAATTCGTAACCAATTGATTTTACCTCTTCTACTGTTAAATTAGCTAATGGAGCAAAATCACCAACTGCATCTCCCCACCGTGTTTCCCATGAAAGCAATGTTTCTGATAAATTACATGTATTAGCAACACGACCATTTACTGACTGTGATACAGCATATAATGTTGCCATTCTAATACGTGCAGGAAGGTTTGTTTTTGTCTGTTCTGAAATTTTAATATTTAAAGCACTATAATGAATATTTTTTAATATATCATCTATGGCAACACCAACATCTACCGTATAATTTTTAATTCCCAAAACCTTACATAATAGATGAGAATATTCAATGTCGTCCTGACTATGATTTGGCATCAATACACCAATCACTCTGTCCTTCCCAAGAGCTTCAGTGCAAAGTGCAGCAACAATGCTTGAATCCTTACCACCAGAAATACCAATAACTGCATTGCAATCTTTTCCGTTTTCATCAAACCATTCTCTTATCCATTTAACTATTTCATTTTTTGTCTTTTTTGCATCGAATTTATACATATTTAATCTCCTTTTTTCATTTTATTGTAAAATTGAACTAAATATTCATATACGTTTTGTGGAACTAATTCTTTTACTTTTTTATATTCACCTTTTTCACACAAGTTTCTTGCCAATGTTGATGAAATGTTGCTCTCCGGTATTTTAATTTCCATAAAATGATTTTTGTATTTAGTTAATCCAGCTTTTGCTAATGCATCATCTAATCCTTGTCCATTTCTTGTACAGGCAATAAATTTATGTTCTTTTATTAAGTTTTCCCAGTTATACCAATTAGGTAGATCTATGATGTTATCCATACCTAGACATATGTAATATTCATTTTGAATACCCTTTTCCTTATCAATGTATTCTAATTGTGTGAGAGTGTTATATGTTTTAGGTGGAAATGGGCTGATAATTTCAATGTTAGATGCACAAACATTATTCTGTTCACAAATTGGTATTGAATTTATTAATGAAACTCTGTAACTTCCGGGTATTAATGTTTTCTTTTTTGCAACATATGTGTCGTGAGCCGGAATGAAAATTACTTTATTGGCACCAACTGCTTTTTTAGCAATCAGTGCCATTTCTATATGAGCATTCGTTACAGGATTAAAACTACCTGGAATAATCACTATCTTACTCATTTATCATTCTCCAATCGATACATCTGTTGAGATAATCAACATATTCAGGATTTTTACACATTCCCTTTCCAGGTGTATCACTAACTTTAGCAACATCCATACCATTGCATTTAGTGGTCTTCATAACAATATTAAGGGCCGGAACATCAGTATCATTGCTGATGTAAGTACCAATACCAAAAGCCACATTGATTTTCTTATAGAAATGTCTATATAACTTATCAGCTCTTTCAAAATTAAGAGAATCACTAAATAACAGAGTTTTTGTTTTAGGATCAATACCTAATGATTCATAATGTTTAATCATCTTTTCGCCCCATTCATATGGATCACCACTATCATGACGTACACCTGAGAATAAAGTTGCATAAGTTAACTGAAAATCTTTTAAGAAACAATCAGTTGTAATAGTGTCAGTTAAGGCAATACCATTTAGCACACCATATTCTTTAATCCATGCATCTAATGCATACCAATTACTATATGCCGGATTATGCTTATGGTTCCCCTGTCCTACACACATTATCCATTCATGAGCCATAGTTCCAACCGGTGTAAGATTGTATTTCTTTGCAAGATATACATTACTTGTTCCAATAAAATTAGTTGGACTATGCATTGTATCATTTAAGTGAGCAAACTTTTCAACAGCTATTTCCTGTGCTTCACCAGACAATCTTCTTCTAAGACCAAACTCAGAAAATGTTCCTGCGTACCAATGTCCACTTTTAAGATTTTCATACTTTGAATCTAATCTTTCCTTGAAATTTTCAAGCAATTTATTATAGTTATAAGCCATTCTAAAATACACTTCATTTACAATGGCAAGTGTAGGAATTTCGTACATTGATGTGTTAAGCCATGTGCCAAATGTTTCGATAGAGAGACCACATTCTGCATCAGTTGTAATTTTAAAATCTTCATATCGTGGTTGCCATAATCTAAGAAAGTCAACATATGAACCCTTTAACCATTTAATGCTATGAAGATATGCTAATTCATCTTCAGAAAATTTAAGGTTACAGTACCTTTTAATCTGGCTTTTAATTTCTTCTACCATTTCAGGTGTGAAATGAACATCCTTGTTTCTACATTTAAATGTCCAAGTTGTCTTGTAATCACTGAACTGATGATAAATTACCTGTCCCATACTAAATTTATATAAATCATTTTCCAATAAACTATTAATAATCTGTTTCATATTTTTCTACCTTTCCTTTCTGATCAGATTGAATACATCGTCTTCTTTATTTGTGCATAATAAATTAATGTATTTATCTATGAATGCCTTATCATTTGGGTGCATCGCTAAGGGTTTGCTTTCCTTATTTTTCCACCAATCCAATTCTTTTTGATAGGAAAAATCTTTACCATAATAAGCATTTCCTGCACCTAAATAATCACAAAGCATTTCTTTTTTATATTTCATTGGCATTTCTATAGGTGTTCCACCATAATCGAAATTATCGAGCCAAAATTCGTAATGGTGTTTGTTTCTCCCTTTATGGTGCATCCATGCCTCAGACCAACCATTTTCTTTTTTACAGGCATCGATGGGACTTGATGTTCCCTGATAGTACCTTGTACTTTCCCAAAATTCTGTCGGAGAAAATTTAGACAAATCATGTAAAACTCCCTGAATGGGAATACCTGCTTTTTTACAATAATGAAATACCCAATACTTATGTGTACATATCTTTTTAAAATGTTTAAAAATATTTTTGATTCTAATTTTTGGTTTCATATTTTTCTTTCCTAAATAATATTAATTTGGCACATTTTCATTGCTTCAATAGCATTTTTATGTGATTCAGGAGTTACACAGGCACAGGCTTTTTCAATAATATTTATTTTTGCTTCAGGAAGAGCAGCTTTGATTAACATTGCATTACTAATAACACAAATACCTGTACATACCCCTACAATTGTTATTTCTATTTTTTCCTGTTCACGGAAGTATTCTTTTCTAAGCACATTTCCTAAAAATAAAGACCCAAATGTTGGTTTTATAACAGTTGTAGCATCTTTGTTATTTACTATATTTAAAATTTCTTCACGAATTTCCCATCCTTCAGTAAATTCAATACAATGTTCGATCGGCAAATTTCTACCTTCCTGTGTTTTTAAATAATTTTTCTGATGGGTATCCTTTGTTAGATATATTTTATCCCAATCATTTGACCTAATTACATTTACAACTTCTTTTACAGTAGATTCACATTCTGGATTTCCAAGTACGCCCGATGTAAAATCATTTTGCATATCTACCACTATTAATATTTGTTTTTTATCATTATCCATATAAGAGCCTCCATTATTTTTTTTCTTTACTATTATTATATCAACACTATTTTTATAAATTTATTTTGGCGTAATTTATATATAAAGAAAAAAATCGGAACTGAGTTCCGATTTTTTAAGGTACAGTTAGGTATGTATCTGCTCATCCCACTTAGCCAAACGAAGCCGAATCGTAGACTGTACTATTTATAATATGACTATTTTTTCCTTAATGAAAAGAGCCAAATGAATGATTCTTTTTATAATTTTTCAATAAACTTAAATCCATTAGCTGTTGTTTTCTTTTTGCTACCATTTTTACGGTGAAACCATATTCCTTTTACAACACCAATTTCAGTAATTTCAGTTGCTTTTGGATGTCGTCTAGTTCCGGACCACTCAAGAAATGTGCATTTCCATTGTTCTTCTTTTTCATTTTTTTCTTTTACTATTTTATTAAATTCTTTATTATCTTTGATTTTATTTTTTATATCTTCATCTGTTAGCTCAAGAATGTAGTCTTCATCTAAAGAATAAAAGTCTGTTTCATTATAATGATTAGATGTATGATGCCATGATGTACGAATTAACAATTCTTTTTTCATTAAGTTTAGTGGCATCTTTTTAATTTCATCATATAAAAAATTGCATTCATTTTCATTCATTAGAGATTTAATCATTGATAATATTTCCCGTTTAGTCCATTTACTAATTGGTTTTTCTCCGCTTTCATAAGCTGCAACGGCATTATTGCTCATTGAAAATCCTTTATATCCTGCCATATTTGTATTTCTCCTTCCATATATTTTTATTCATGATTAATATGGAAAGAGAGACAATAAAAAAGAGCTGTGTTTCGCAACTCTTTTTAAACATTATCTTTCAATGAATTAAGAACTTAATTTTATGAAATATATTTTTAATTATTAGCCGTATTTAAATCGATTAAATATTAGAACATTGTCAGCCCATCTATAGCCGCATTTAAAGCATCGTTACCTTTATATAATTTACTTCATTAATCCCACAAATCTCTATAATATTTAGCAAATAATTGCAAATGTAAGGTTAGGTAGAACATATGTTATCTTATTAATGCGGAAAGAACCAGTTTCTTTCTTTATGTATAAAAAGTACCCAGTTATCAGCCCTATAATCCATAACGATACAAACACTATAATTACTATATCTTCAGTATTCATCCAAAAATTCTCCTTTCTTCCGGTTACTAAAATGTGACAATCGAAGTGGAAATCCACTCCATGTCACTCTCACATCCAGATATATGAGTAAATGAATGTGGTAGGTTCTCATCGCCAATGTTATCCATGGGTTTTAACGGCTCCGACTTCTCCTTACCCTTCAGAGATGTTTACTCGGCTTCTCAGAGCAGTGGACGTGAGAAGTATCCACTGGTGACTATGTATTCTATGGTAACGTAGTACTCAAAGTATTTAGGCTAATCAACCACTTGCTATTGCAAGTACACTACTTTAGTGATGGGTTGTTGACTTTTATAAACCTCCTGTTTTTTATTTTATATTTAAGGCAATAATACCAATGAATTATATGGGACATATACATTCATGTTTACGGTTTTCTTTTTATCATCTATTTCTGTTTTTATAAGAATATAGTCTTTATCCCAATTTTTAAATTCATTTGCATCAAACTTTTTAAAAATATTTGTTGGGAACTGTTCACTGTTTTCTAGTTCTTTTTGTAATTTGTTAATTCTATTTATTGGATCTATTCCTAAAGGTGCCATCTTATGTCCTAATTTCATTATAATAATGAAGGATAAAATTGCATAAATTATTGTTCCTAAAAATATTTTATTGGATATTGCACTTAATGGCTTAATAAATCCTGACAGAATATTTATTATAGGCACAATGATAAGTGAGGCTATTGCCCAATACATAGCTACCTTTGAATATACATTTGAACTTTTAGTTAATTCAGGCACCATATTATTTGTTTCTACCCTTACTTCTATAGGGTTATTGCTTGGTTTTATTGTAAAATTCTTTTCCATATTTTACTCCTTTTTGTTGAAAAAATTCCAGTTCGTTAAAAATTTTAATTTAACGAACTGACAAGGCGTACTTGCTTATAAAGTTCTAATTAACAAAATAATAATATTTAAAATTAGAGCTGCTACAAAAATTAAGCCACCAATTGTAATTATAGGCTTACTTTTAGAGACAGCATCTAGATCTTCTTTTTTAAACCCTTTATAGCATTTGCCAATTCCAAAGATTGAGATTAAAAGGCCTACGATTAAAATAATTATCATAATGATTTGCAAAGTATTCATATTTTTATTTCCTTTCTTTTCTTTTTTATAACTCGATTATATCATCTAATTTTTCAGCATCATATTTTGACGTAAAGTTCTAATAAGGAAGTTCTTTTGGGAAGATCGGTTCAGGATTTATTTCATATAATTTTATAAATCCTTTTTCGATAAACCCCCAATAAAATAATAATTGCTTTGTAGGACAGAGATAAAAATTGTCTTTATTGGATCTGAAATAGTTAATCACGCTTATGAATCCACAAAAATTAGTCAAACGTCCTCTTTGTAGGGCTTCTTTTGTTAATTCTAATTGTTTCATTATCCATAAATCCGTTTTTTCACATTCTTTTTTAGCCGGTTTTCTTTCATCTAAAAAAGCTTGAAGTATATCTTCAGTAGTAATATTACCTGTTGCATTTTTTAGAGCATCCTTTATCCTTTTTGGTAATTTATCTTCATCATTTATCACAACTGATTTCACGATAGCTCCATAAGGATAAATAAACAATTCTAATGTAGCTATTGTGTTATCATCTCCTTTTTCTTTAAGAATCCAGGTACTTGTATCTTTTATCTTTCCCACTCTTGTTCCTTTCTTTTCACTTCTAATTGTCTTTGAACAATAGCATTATATCCATCTTTTAATTCTTCTTCTGCAATATGATATATATCTTCAGGAATGTTATAGTTCTCATAATATTTCTTTAATATTATGTTTAATTCTGTAAAAGAAGGAAGATTATAATTAACAATATCATTCCCAATATAATCAAGTATTTCATCTCTATTAGAAAACATATCTTTCATTTCATTGGTTTTATGTATGATGGAAGATACACTTCCATCTTCATCAATTCTATAAGCCCCAAGACAGGTTCCATTATCGAATGCCGGAGCAAAACCATTATATTCCAAAGTGTCTGCATTTTTGATTACTGCTATATTTCTTTCATGACCATCAGTATTATGAGTTAGAGTATGCAGTAAAAGCATATCTTTAAATTCTTTTTTGAAATTATCATTTAAGAATTTTAATCCATACATTGTATTACTCATATTTTCATGGCGTATCTGTAGCATAGATACCATTTCCGTTGAATTATCAGTTATTATGCTTGGACATATACTCCATAATTCATTATTTACATTACAGATTTTATAGGGAGTACAAGATATGCCAACATACCCTGCAATATCACTTACAACAGCTTCATTAACCGTTAATATGTTTCTTTTTTCTTTCTTTAGTGAACTACCCACCACCTAAAGATAATGGGCTTCTAAGGGACTGTGCTCCTATTTAAGAAGTTTGATATTTAAGTTTCCACCTGATAATTCAGGCAATCCTTATTCTTACAGGCGTGTCCACTTCGCCTCTACCGTATAAGATATTCATATCCACAACGCTACTTTTACGCATGATATTTAATGCACCGTTTATATCAGCATTGAATGTTTTACCATTTGCTGTTTTATACAGCCCACGATGTACCCTCGTACCGCTAAACTGGTATTCGGTTGGGTTATCAGCATTGTAAACTGGCATTTCATCCTTGTCCCAAAATGATGCTTTTGATGTATAGGCTTCTTCTTGCTTTACAAAGACTATGTTATTCAGCTCACAAAGATATTCAAGTTTGTTGCGTAACAAACCATAAGGAATGTTTACAAAGTTCTGATTATTCTGCTTACCTATATTGCTGCCACGCTGGAATGTTTCATTGTAGCCAACAACAAGCGTACCGATGTCATTTGCAATACAATAATCTACTACCTTGCGAGCTGCCTTATTCAGATAATCGTTTACCTTATTGTTACGGTTACGAACAATCGTTTTTTGTCTGTTCGTGGTTTTCTTACCAAGGTGCTGTTTGTCTTTTATAGACTGTAAACGAGCATTTTCTTTATTAAACCACTGATTAATGGATTTTAGCCTTTTTCCATCAACGATGAACGATTTGCCATTACTTGACACTGCAGTTACAAGATTGTTGATTCCTAAATCTAAAGCAAGTACGTTATTTTTATTAAGATTTCTTTGAACACATTCTGCTTCATATATGTACTGAATTTCAAAGAACCTTGCGTCAGCTTTAGGTATGATACGGATTTCCTTAACTTTTTTATCAAGCAGCACGGGTGGTATCGTTATTTCAACAGGCTTATGTGTCTTTTTAAAACTGTTTGAATATGGAAGTATGAGCTTATTTCCTTTAAGTCTTACAAATCCAATGACAAGTGTAGTATATCCATCCTTTGGAAGATAGCGTGGAAGTCTGCAGTCCTTAAAAGCATATTTACCCTGTTTCGCAAGTTTCATAAGTCCAAAGAATGATTTAAAGGAGCCTTCAATCTCTTTAAGAATCTGCTGTGCCATATTAGAATTTAATGCTTTATAATTTGAGCTATTCTTTAATAGCGTATAGTTCTTTTCATATTTTAAGAATTTTCCTTCAGTGAAGTAGTACTGACGCACATTATAGATTGCTTCGTTTGTCAGATTTTTTGCCACATGACAGAGTGTTCTGATAGTAAGATATTCTTCTTTAGACAAATGTTTAACTTGCTGTTTTACAGTAAGATACATGTCGGTTTCTCCTTTCTATAGACTCGGAAATGGATTTTCCTGTATGTATATTATATCATTAGGAATTATCCTGTCATTTGACCAAATTGCAGCTAATTTATCCATTAACATTTGATTGTCATTATAGACACCAACAGGCAAATGTTCTTTATTAACAATTTCTTTAATTTTTATATTATTTTCGCTTTGTAGAACTATTGCAGTTTCTACATCTTTATGCATTAATATTTTTGTTTTCATAATTCTTCTTAAAAAGCATCGTCCAATGAATCTATCCACTTGTAAAACGCATCTTCGAATTCTTCAAATCCATCAATGAATTCTTCAACAAGATAAAATTTTGATAATTCATTTTCATTAAGGTTTTCCATTAAGAGAGCTTCGTGTAATTCCTTTCCATCAGTATAAAAGCTTTCGGACCAAAATCCCTTTTGTGGTTTTAAAATTATACACAAGTATTCTATTTTATTATCGTTATTAAATGGAAACATAAAGCCAACTTTATTATATCTCATGAAAAAACTAGTATAATCACACCCTAATTCTTTTAATTCATTTTTATCTGGAAATGGAATTTTTCCTTCAATACATTTATTAGCAAGTAATAAAATATTTGCAATTCTTGGTTCCAGTGTATATATTTTTTCTTTTAATTCATTCTCCTTATTAATTCTCTTTTGTTCTTTATCTTTGATTTTTTCTGATTCTTTTTCAATTATTTTTAATCTTCTATTTGTTTCTTCATTTAATTTAGCATCTTTGTTTGACTTCATTTGTATTACCTCCTGATTTGTTTTTTTATTTTCATTAATGATTATGTGTAAAGTGTTTGCTTTTGAATTAACATATTCTATAAAATCAACATCTTTTAGTTTCCCTATTTCTTTATATTTA